GCCCCCTACCTGTGTCGTTAGCGTATCAACATCTAAGTACTGCAACCCTTGCGCGATGCGTGTTAACTCTGCACCAATAAACTGTTGCATACCACGCAAAGGAACAGAGTTAGGCGTATACCGCATTAGTAGTAGCCTCGCATTTCTACTTCGAAATCAAACCCAGTAAAATCGTAAACTGCATTATCCGTCGCGCGTACCTCGATTGAGATATAGCGACCCTGCGCAGTAATCGGAACCGGCTGCCCAGGATCAGTTATCGTTTGTTCAGCGGACCACGTTGTAGTTTCGTCGGGAAACATCTGCGACCCAACGCGCACATAAAAAGTTCCAAACGCACGGCCGCGTAGATGTACCTGACGAATGAACTTAAGCCGCTCTGGTTCACCGAAAGTAATACCGTACTTTCCTATGATCGAATCGCAGCTTGATAAATCCGTTGTATTGAATACCTGTATTTTTGTGGTTAGCGGTTGAGCCTGCAATACGCGATCGATAGCTGCATTTAAGTCTGATTCGTTCCACGCTGTCGTGTCGGTGTCCCACGTCCCTGAGTCCGAGTCCCAACTACCTGACGGCCCGATGTCGTCAACAATCCCCATTGCTGCATAGGCGATATCTTGCAAATCGACAACGCCCCAAGCATTAGAAGCAATGTTATATACCAGCGCCAAGGTGTTCATAGTCTCCCCCGTTTCGGGAAACATAACCCAGACGTCGTTATTAACGTAGTCGTGCATAACCTGCAACAACTCATAGGATGCCGTTGCTATTTGATCGAAGAGAAACTTGCGCACCAATCCTTCAGCGATGCTAACGGGTTGGTTATACCCATCGTTAAATACAATGTCGCCTTGTGTCACGACAACATGCTTGCCGCTAACGTCGTCGACTGCGCGAGCAGACAACGCGCCAGCTTTGGGCCACAGAAGCTTAGTCACGAACTTATCATTGCCTTTGACGTAATCTACTGTATACGCGGAATTGCCTTTATAGATTATGAAGGTATCACGCAAGCTTTTTGCGGCAGTAATAAATCCGGGTGTGTCAGATAGTTGCCCCCCTCCGGCTTCGTTAGTTGCCGCCGCTGTCCATAGCTGCGGGATTGCTCCCGGCTGCGCTGCGTCGGACCATAGGAAACGGTTGCCATTGCGGACAGTCGATACTGTGATATCGAGCGCGAACAAATGATATTTATGTTGAGCAATCAACGCGCAAGTTGTGTTAGCTGGCCAGTCTGGCAACACCAGCGCCTTGTTAGCAGCAACGCCCGCCCAATAGGTGGGTTTGTCTAGGCTGTTATTCATAACGGGAATTCCGTTGAGAACAGCATGCGACCATTGCGAAGGCTTCGTAACGTTGGTCAAACCTGCCGCCAATGTGATGTCGGTATGGGTAGCAGTCAATACTACATATTGTTTGTTGACACCTTGGTAGAGCCAGAAGTTAGACCCCAACATTGGACAATTGAAAATGTGATAAGGCGCGACTGTCGGCGGATCGTAGCCGTTACGCTTGCCACCGATACGCTGCGGAAACCCTGAACGGATAACGATATTAAAGAGGCGCGAATAAAAATCTGGCGAAGATTCCCACGGAGGCAAATCATTAGACAAACCTTTAGAGGGGCGTAAACGTCCTAGATTTTTCGGCATTTAATTTAGCTTCGTCAAAACTATGTGTGACCCTTTCAGCAGATTCAGGTTGATAGCGTTAGAACTAAACTGACACCATTGCAGCGCCATAACGCCCGCGTTAGTTGCATGAGACAAAATAAAACCTATGGCGGCGTGGTATGCGCGTATGTTGTTAAATAGCGATTGTGTTCGAGTGTTAGTAGCAGCAACGATTGCATCGGCAGTTGAAAAGTTAAACGCGACATCTGCCGAAGGTGCGACCCAACCGCTGTCTTGTGGAGCTTGTGAAAAGTTTAGCCGGAAGTTCATACCATTTCCGGCACCAGCATACAAATTCATTAGCAACATTTCCAAGCGGTAAAGCTTATTGGCTTCAATGGGAATGCTTACTAAATCAGGATCATCCGCCAATACAATCGTTGTATTGCGTGCAGTATCAGCAGGTTTAACGAACGTCTGTATAGTTCTTGCAACAGCGTTGGGATTACTTAAATCAATCGCACCAAACGCCAGCGCCGTACCTGAGCGCCTAAACACTTGCCCATCGCTTGCGGCAGCAATCGCACTAGGAGCCGCTGCGCCGTTCGTTCCGTTAGCCAAAACAGTTAGCGCAGCAATTGACGCCAACAGATTTGCTTGTGCAGGAGTGAAGTTACACGCGCCATTAATGTTCGGAAAGTCGTTACGCAATGCAGTCTTAACGTTGCGTATGTGATCGTCACCTTGTGCCTTGGTATCTGTTCCGGGAGGATTGGATACGTTAAGGTCTGAAATGTGCGTAACGGATTCTAACGACATTTAGTAGCTGCTCCGTGATTGAAAATTATAAGTAGGCGCGGGGGATGCTGAACCAATTTTAAAGGCACCTTCTGCGTTCACACCTTCTACAGCGTGAGTAAATGACGATAGTTGCGCCTGCGCTAACTCTAAGTTCTGCTCCCATTTGTGCAGATAGAACAGCGCAGCCGACAAATAAAGTTCTTCGTGTGCGTTAAGCAAAACGTTGTCAGCATCGACTGCGCCAATGACTGCTAGGCGTTTGAAGTAATCGTAAGGGATTACATCTGTATCAGCAGGGGTGCCGCGAAATTCAATAACCAACCCACGGATTGTGTACCAGATTGTAGGGGCACTACTCGCGAGACTACGAAGTTCGCCTAAACTTTTCGACTCTAACGGATCAGAACGGGCGCTGTTTGGCGACCATATAACACGCTCTGCCAACCAATCCGTCGGTAATGTATACGTGGGTAGTCCGGCACCCGTACGATTGCCAGTGACAAAGGTAGAGCCCCAAACGATTTGTTCTTTGGCTCGCACGTCGCGCGCTATCATTGCTTCCGCTTGACGGATGAACATGTCTGTTTTCGTTGTTAAGTCGGGCCTATGCGCTACGTCAAGAATCATTGTTGCTAATTCAGTCTTTATCACTTCTGCACCTTGTCTGTCGTTCTTACGCGGTAAGGTTCCGATTCTGGCGAACGTAGAAACTTGTCATATGCTCGCGTACTGATCTCTGCATCTGCCGACATCAAATCGGGATAACGTTTGACGAGAACGTAAAAATCCAATTCGGGAATTTGCAGGATAGTAGAGCCCCACGGTTGATGCCCCAACGGATCTGTTAAGTTGCGTAGCTCTTTGTTGAGGTTAAGGATTTCTTTTCTTCCCGCATTTCCCTTTTTGCTTCCGCTAGGAAATCCGTAAAGCTTAAACTGTGATCGTTGTCTAGCCATTTCTTTTTCCCTAAAAAACCTGACCGAATACGGTTTGGGACCTTATCCGGCCAGGGTGCTAACACATCTAAACCATGCCTTCCCTTCGATCCGTACATCCATTGTGCGTTGATAACTTTCTGACGCGTAGCTTCACTGATGATGTATGATTTTTCAGAAGCAGGCACAATTTAATCTTTCCCCTTTAACAAGTTGGTTAGCGTAGTAACTGCCAACGTGACCTCTTCTAAGGTTTTCTCCATCGCATCGTCGCGCGATTTGATGTACTTAAGAAAGGTCAACATAACAAATATCACTGCGCCAGCCGTTCCTATGTCGTGTAGCCAAGTGAGAAAATCAGGACCACTCATTACTCTCCTAGATCAAACTACTGCCAGCGTTGGGTCGATGTCGCGAACGTTGCCATGAGCTTTTTCTTGATACACCTTCAACGTCCAATCAACAGAAAGTTCCGAACGATCGGACAGACCCAGTTTTGCAATGGGGTGAGTCGTGTAGTTTTTCAGATAGCCAATCGCCACCTTCGTCGGATCAATCAAGAACAGACTCGCCGCTGTCGAATAAAGCTGTTGCAAGCGGTTCGGCAGAATCGTTAGCGTAATGCCGAAATCGGTGCGCATTACGTTGATGTATGCCTGTTGAACTTGCGCCGTAGGCACCTCTCCCGAAATGTTAGCAACGGGGGAAGCTGCGTATTGCAGACCAGCCGTTGACAGCATGTAAGTGTTGAGACGCTTGACGACTGCCGCAACGCTCATTGCTACAGTGATATCGCCATTGTTGTTGTAAACCAATTCGATCACTGCGCGCAAGTGTGCATCAAACGCGAGCGCCCTTTTGGTCCCGTTAGTAGGCGCAACGACCAGCTTAGTGCCAGTGTTGAAACCACCAACGACGCCAGTCGCGCCCAACGAAACGTTTGTTGATACCCACGCATCGAAACCGCCAGACTTGCCAGCAGTGTTGTTGCCGTTGTCGACAACAGACGCTTGTGGTGTCAACGCAATAGCTTCGACGTCGCGCTTAAGTTCTTGCTGACGCAACATAAGCTGACGTGCGTATTCGTCGGCCCCACCAACAACAGAAACGTTTTGCGAACGTTCAGATACCGCCACAGTTTTGATACTGTTTTGGCAGTTGTTTCCTACACGTTTGCCGTTGGATGTTGCCGAATCATAAGGTGCTGCTACGTCTGCGCCTGAAATTGCCGCGTTGGCAGTGTTAGGCGAGGCAAGTGCATCTTGGACCCATTCGCTGTAAGAGTTATCGCACGTATCGGTCCCAATAATATCGGTAAAGGGAAGCGGAATACGCGAGATATCCCAAATTTTTTGCATTACATCTTCGTTGACCAGACCACCCGCAGCTAGTGCTTTGAGGTCCGCTTCGTCCCAATAATCGGCTGGTGCCGCCATTTTCTACTATCCTTTGTTGAGTAAGAGGTTTTTAACTGCTTCAATTCGTTGGCTCTCACCAGTTTTGCCCCTCTGTGCACTTGGTTGCGATGCACTACGCATCGAACTTCCACGCGGGCTAGGAGCTTGCCCTTTAGGTTGCTTAGGTTTGACCATCGCTAAGGCTTGCTGGATACGCTGCTCTCGTAGCATATTCTCGCGTATATATCTCATGGTGCGATGGTCGCTAACGTTGTTGAGATAATTTGCAGGGAAGCCTGCGCGAGTTAAATGCTCTCGCATTGCATCGATGTCGGCCCCTCTGACTTTTTCGTCTTTCCATTCTTTGATTACATTCAATGTTCGTTCGCGTTCGATCTTAAGGGTTGCATCGTGTTTCTCGCGAATCTTTGAAATCACTTCTGGCTTGATTGCTTCTTTAGGCATGAGTGCCAGCAATTCAACCAATTCGTTGCGGGAGCGTAGAAGTTCGCCCTCCTGCTCCGCTTTATTCTCCCCCCATTGAAGCTGTTGGAAC